GATAACCGGTAAATCTTATCGAATTAAAGACAAGCTTTCTTTCTTGGATTCTAATACTAAATCCAGATAATTATTAACCTACATTTTTAACCGCTATATTTAAACAATTTTTAGTTGACATTTACACGCAGTGCGGCTTATTATGCAAGATACGTAGCAAAAGCCGTTGTAGGGGCAGGTTTGGCGACACACTGCGAAGTCTGTTTAAGTTATGCAATTGGTGTTGCAGAGCCAACAAGTATTTTAATTAATACCTTTGATACTGGCGTTACATCAGATCAAGAGATCACACAACTTGTTAATGAGGTATTTGATTTTAGACCAGGCGAAATGAGAAAAGAACTTAAACTAGATAATGTTAAGTTCAAACAAGTAGCAACTTACGGTCATTTTGGTAGAGAAGATTTAGATGTTTCTTGGGAAGATGTAGATCAGAAAATAGAAGAACTACTAGAATTATATGAAGAAGCCTAAGATATTACATAACTTCTATAAATCCACAGTATGGCAAGTAGCAAGACAAATTAAGTATCAAAAACAAAATGGAAAATGTGAACGATGTGGCAGGATTGGTGAAGAAGTTCATCATAGGATTAGATTAACAGTTGATAATGTAAAGGATCCAACTGTTAGTATTAATCAAGAAAACCTAGAACTTCTTTGCAAAGACTGTCACAACAAAGAACATAAGAGATTTACAAAAGAAAAAGAATTTGATAGTGATGGGAACTTAATTCCAAGATAACCTCGTATTTATAATATAACTTTGGTATAATTATTAAAAATGGGGGTGTTCTTCAATAATGAATAAAAGTCATATTTTTGATGAAAATGAGTTAGATAAGATTTTCGATGACTTGGTAAATGAAAAGTTCGAACACTCTGATTATATTGATTATGAAGGTGTTAAAGCCAATAAGGAAGTTTACCAACACATGTTAATAAAAAAGATGGCAGAAGATGTATCTGATGATATGATTCGAGATACACTGAATGATTTAAAAGATTCATCAAAATATTTTAATAGTCTTTTGACAAGAAAAAAAAGAAAAATTAGAAATAGTCTTGAGGATACAATTGGATTTTTGAAATCAGTCTTGTTAAAAAGTGTTGAAACAGGAAAAGAGTTAGTAAAAAAAATAAATTAATCATTAAGGATAATGTTGTTGATGTTCCAAATGAGGAAGCAACTAAGTATTTACTTATAAGAATTCATGAAAGAACTCAAGAAATTGTTGGAGAGATAATATGCCTTATTGAAAATGGATTTTCTATGGGAGCACATGCGAGATGGAGAACACTAAATGAATATATGGTTTTGGCAAATATATTTGCCATAGAGGATTCTCACGAACTTTCTTATAAATATTTAAGACACGATGTAATAAGTTATAAAAAGTCATCAGAGGATTTGCTTAAACATGCAAAACACAAAGTCCCAGATTATGATGAGATAAAAAAAGATTATGATGATCTATTAGATAAATATGGTATAGATTATAAGCGAGATTATGGTTGGTATACACCAAATCCAAAGATAAATTTTATAGATTTAGCTATAAAATACAATAGTCATATATTGATAGGTTATGCAAGGAAGTCTAGTATGGCTAATCATGCATCACCGCAAGATTTAGTTTTTCAAAATTACAAAAAATATAAAGATTTGATTAATGAATATGAAGTTTTGGTTCAAAATGTTATTTTAAATCTTTGCTCAATAAATCAGACAATTATGCAGTATTTTATGAAGAAAGAAAAAAAATATACGGTGGCTTTCTTTATTTTCATGAGTTATTTTGGAAAACTACATGAAGTGATTACCAAATTATTTTTTGATGAAAGATACAAAGTGGATAACAGTAAACCAAAGTATGAGCAGTTATAATCCCCCGGGTTGACTTAGTACCCCTTTGGTTGGGTACCGCGTAGGGGGACGCTTAAAAAACACAAGGCAGATTTTTTGAAAATCAGAAAAGAGGTTTTCAAGTTATGATTAATATCGAATATAAGCGGCTAAAGTCGCTTTTTTCTTTGGTTGATGAAACAAAGAAAGAACTAGTAGATAATTTAATATATCAAGCAGCTTTTATGAAAGTTGAACTAACTAAACTTCAAGATCAAATGATAAAGTATGGCGCAATACAAATTTCAAGTAAAGGGTCACAACGTCAAACCGAAGCAGCTAAATACTACACTAAACTTGTTAATTCATATGGGACTGTTATCAAGACTTTAAATTCAATTCTAGGAACACAAGTGAATGATGGAGATGATGCATTTGATGAATTTCTTAAGAGAGCAAGTGAATGAATTATCTAATTGAATATTATAATGAAATACAAAACTGTAATATTCTAGTAGGTGAGGAACTTAAAAAGCAAATAGATAAACTAATTGCTGATCTTGATAATCCGAGATACATCTTTGATGAAAAACCAGGCAATTTAAGAATTGATTTTATTCAAACTTTTTGTAAACATACTAAATCACCATTTAATGGAAAGCCATTCATACTTGAATTATGGGAAAAAGCAATTATTCAAACTGCTTATGGATTTAAAATCGCTGATACAGGATTAAGGCGATTTAATGAAGTCATATTATTGATTGCGCGAAAAAATGGTAAAACGACATTTATTGCTGGACTAGATCTTGCTGAGTTCTTTTTATCTAGAGGCGGAGTTGATATTGTATGTGCTTCAAATACAACTGAACAAGCTAATATTCTCTTTGAAGAGATAAACAATATGAGAGAACAGTCACCCTCTTTATCCAAAGACACTAGAAGCAAGAAGAATATTTTCTTTATCTATTCACCTAAAACAAAGAATAAGATAAAGAAGTTGTCTGCTCAATCAAGAAATAAAGATGGCTATAACATTGAAGTTGGATGTATTGATGAAGTTCATGAGATGACTGATTCTAAAGTTTATGACGCTATCAAGCAATCCCAGTCAACTAAAAAAGAACCATTAATATTCATCATAACCACTGAAGGAACAACCGTTGGTGGTTTTTTAGATAGTAAACTAGATTATGCTAGAAAGATGATTAAAGGTGAAATAGAAGATGAGAGAGTTCTACCCTGGCTTTATACACAAGACTCAGCAAAAGAGATTTATTATGATCCTAAGACATGGCAAAAATCAAACCCTAGTTTAGGAGTAGTTAAGACTTCATCATATCTAGAAGATGTTATGAATAAATCAAAACATGATTTGTCAACGAGAGTTACCATGCTTTGTAAGGACTTTAATATTAAACAAGCTGACTCTGGCTCATGGTTATCTTATGATGATCTTAATAATGAAGAAAGATATAAACTAGATGATTTAAGAGATAGTTATGCGATTGGCGGAGTAGACTTATCATCAACTACAGATTTAACAGCAGCAGTCTTAATTGTTCAGAGAAATGACAACACTAAGAAGTTTGTAATTCCACATTTCTTTATGCCTAGTGAAGTTCTAGATAAAAGAATCACTGAGGATAATGTGCCATATGATATCTGGATTAAAAAAGGATTTGTCACATTAACCGAAGGTAATCAAAATGATTTCAGTCTAGTAACTAAATGGTTTATGAAAATGATTCGAACTTATGGCATTAGACCTCTATGGGTTGGTTATGATCCATGGAACTCACAATATTGGATCAAAGAGATGGAAGACCTAGGGTTTAACATGGAAAAAGTAAGGCAAGGCATTTATTCATTATCAGAACCCATGAAACAGATGGAAGCAGACCTTAAAAACAATCTATTAGTCTATGACAATAATCCAATCCTTAAATGGTGTTTATCTAATACTCAAGCTAAAGTAGATTTAAATGGAAACATTCAACCTTCAAAACTTAACTCTAAGTATAAAAGAATTGATGGAACAGTTGCATTAATTATTGCATACGCTGTTTTGAATAGATATAAAATAGATTTTGAAAACATGGTGAACTAAACTCATCGGAGGTGCTCATGCCAATATTTAAACGCAAAAATAAAACTGGATCAATCGATGCCTTGCAAATCATCAACAACACAAACACATTTTATACACCTTTTGGAACGAATATTTCTAAAAGTGATGTGGTGAAGATTTGTATTGATCGAGTGGCTAGTCAATCTGCAAAACTAAAACCAAGATATATCAAAATAGAAAATGATAAGACAGTATCCGAGAAAAGCGGAAAGCTGTCTTTTCTTTTGAAACATAAACCCAATGAAATCATGACACCATATGATTTTATCTATAAGGTTACTAATACCTTGCTGCTTAATGATAACGCCTTTGTTTATCCTAGGTTTGATAAGTATACAGGGCATCTTATAGGTCTTTATCCGCTTAAACCTATTACGGTTGAAATGGTCATAGATCAGAGTGATCAATATTATATAAAGTTTCTATTTGAAAATGGTGATTCCTATACACTACCTTATGAGAATATCATTCACTTAAGAAAACACTATGGACAAAACGACATCTTTGGTGGTAATGGTTTAAGTGGTGATCATGAAGCGATTCTTAAAACAATATCCATTAATGACAGTTTATTACAAGGTATTGATAATGCCATAAAATCATCGATGCAGATAAAAGGGATTGTAAAGATGAATGGGATGTTATCAGAAGCGGATAAGAAAAAACAAAGAGAACTCTTTGATAGTGCGCTTTCTGATTCAGTTAATAATAAAGGTAGTTCTATTATTCCAATTGACTTAAAGAGTGAATATATCCCACTTGATGTTGATCCTAAACTCATTGATAAAGATACGCTAGAATTCTTACAGTCAAAGATCCTAGATTACTTTGGGGTATCAGTTCCTATTTTTACAAGTAAGTATACAGAAGATGAATATAACTCGTTTTACGAGTCAACCATTGAGCCTTTAGCTATTCAACTTAGCGAGGCTTTTTCTATAGGTTTATTAACTAATAACCAACTAGAACGTGGTGAAGAAATCGTGTTCTTTAGTGAACGATTACAATACGCTTCATGGAACACGAAGGTCACTGCGATTGAAAAGCTAATGAGCCTAGGCATTATGTCTTTAAATGAATCAAGAGCGCTATTAGGATTAGAACCTATTGAAGGTGGACACAAACGCCTTCAATCATTAAACTTTGTGGATGCTGATAAAGCAAACTTATATCAAGTAGGAAAGAAAGAGGAAGAAGATCATGAAAGTAACGATTAATGGAAAAATATCTAATGATGCTTTAAAAAGTATTTTAGAAACACAAAAAGAAAAAACAAAAACGATCACTGATTTTTGTAAGAAAGAAAAACTAGAAACATTTTCATATAAAGACTCTGAACTTGAGTTTAATTATGAACAAGAAGTGAAACCTAAACAAGCCAAAAAAGTAGAGGTAAGAACCAATGATAAAAGAAACTAGACTTGCAGAAGTCAGTCTTCATGAAGACGAAGGCAAGATGATTTTAGAAGGCTATGCTTTAGTCTTTAATCAAGAAACCTTAATCGGTGATGAGACTTATGGATTCATTGAAGAAATATCACCTAGTGCTTTAGGGGAAACTAAAATGAAGGATGTTCCTATGAAATACAATCATATGGACTCCTTTTTAATTATTGCTAGAACTAAGAATAAATCACTAGAATTAACTGTTGATCATATCGGCTTAAAAGTAAGGGCAGAACTCTTAGATACAAGTCATAACCAGGACATTTATAAGATGGTTAGAAGTGGACTTTTAGATAAAATGAGTTTTGCTTTCACCGTTGATGAACAAGTGTGGAACCGTGAAGGTGACATTCCTAAAAGAACCATTACTAAGATAGAAAGATTGTATGATGTGTCGGTTGTGGATACACCGGCATATGATGCAACCTCTATATACGCTCGTTCTTTAGAGTCCATGGAATTGGAACTAAAGACTATGGAGTTAGAAGAGCAAAAAGAAAAATCAAGCATTATCAAAAAACGTATCAAAATTAAATCAAAAATCTAAGGAGAGAAAAATCATGAATTTAGAATTAAGAAGAAAAGAAATCGAGTCACGATTAAGAGAAATTAGAAGTCTAGTAGATACAGAAGCTGACCTAGAAAAACTAGAAGCGCTTGACACAGAAACAACAACCCTTCAAGAAGAAAGAGCATCGATTGATAAAAAGATGGCGATTGCTTCTAAAACAGAGTTTAAACCTATTCAAGTCGATAACCGTCAAATGGTCGATAAAGAAAAACTAGAAACCAGAGGACAAAGCTTAAAAGAAAGCAGAGTCATTCAAGTATCTAGTTCTGAGATCTTACTGCCTGATCACACGTCAACGAATCTTGCACCAGTTCCATTTGCTCAAGTGTCAAGTTTGGTTGATCGTGTGAATGTTATTAACTTAAATGGTGGTGAGACTTATAAAAAATCATTTGTGAAATCAAATGGTATCGCTGGAACAACTGCAGAAGGACAAGCTTACTCTGAAACTGAACCTGCATTTGGATATTTAACGATTTCTAAAGTAAAAATCACTGCTTATACAGAGATTACTGAAGAATTAGAAAAACTACCTTCCATTCCATATCAAGCAGAAGTTTTACGTAATATTAATATTTCACTTAAAAAGAAAATCAGTGAACAAATCCTACGTGGTGCTGGAACGACTAATACATTCACTGGTATTTTTAGTGAAGCTGCAGTGGCACTTGCAGATAAAGCTGCACTTGAAGTTGAAGCTATTACGGATTCAACCCTTGATGACATTGTCTTTGCTTATGGCGGTGATGAAGAAGTCGAAGGTGGCGCAGTTCTTATTTTAAATAAGAATGACTTACGCGCATTTGCTGGACTTAAGACACAAGAAGGTCGTAAAGTTCACTCAATTGATTATGTGAATAAAACGATTGATGGTATTCCTTATATCATTAACTCTTATTGTAAAGCTATTTCAGATAGTAATACAGTTGCTGGTGAATATGGTATCGCTTATGGTGCACTTAAGAATTATGAAGTGCCAGTATTCTCTCCAGTAGAAATTGGTAAATCAACAGATTATAAATTTAAAGACGGTATTATCAGTTATAAAGCTTCAGTCTTTACTGGTGGTAACGTTGTCGGTTATAACGGCTTCTTACGCATTAAGAAGAAAGCTGCACCTGCAGCCTAATTATTGTTAAGAAAGGATTGATCCTATGATGATTTTAGATATTGTAAAAAAGGCTTTACTCATCCCCCAAGTAGAGACTTATGCTGATGATGAGTTAAACACGCACATCAACAGCTGTAAACATTACTTGATGAGTTGTGGGGTTGATCCTTCTTATATAAATGATGAATCAAATCCAATGGTTAGTACAGTCATTATTATTTATGTGAAGACATTTTATGGCTTTAAAAACGATGGAAGCGCAAAAGAACTACCCAAGTCATTTGATATGTTGGTAGGTCAACTCGCATTAACTAAAGGGAGCTAAAAAAAATGTATCCAAATTCTCCCAATATAAGAATGCACTTACTAACCTTGGAGATGGTTCCAAACACCATGGGTGTCATGAGCTATCAGTTTAAATCAAAAAAAGAAGTGATTGGTATTAACTTCTCGATTACTTCAAGAGAGTATTATGAAAGTAAACGATCAGATATTAGAATTGATATTGCCGTTAAAGTACAAGGGATTGTCTATGATGGTTCTAAGTATGTGGACATAGGTCAAGTTATCTATAAGATAGAAAGAACCTATCAAACAGGACAGTTTATTGAACTTTATTTAAAAAGAACATCCATCAAGTTAGGTGATATCATTGATTACACTTGATGATTTAGGTAAAGCCATCGAAGATGAAATAGAAAGCTATGTAGAAGGTTTAATCCCTAAACTAGAAAAAAGGCTTAATGATACTGCAGAAGATATATTAAATTACATGAAACGTAATGCACCAAGAAGTGGCTATAAAAATGCATTTGCGGATTCATTTGTCGCAACTTCAAATGGAAGTGGGTTGAACACATCCATATCTATTTATTCTGATGGTAAAGGTGGACTTACTCATTTACTTGAGTTTGGTTATACACACCGAAGTGGAAAGTATGTCGGACCAAGACCATTTATGAGGCCGGCTTATGATATGTTTACACCAAAGATGTTAGAAGACATCACAGAAATCATTTCTAAAGGAAACTGATATGAAAGAAATTTTAGAATCACTTTTTACTACACTAAATTCTGTTTTACCAGGACAAGTTTCATATGGTAAAAAAGAAAGTATAGATAAAAGTGATGATTATATCATTTATCAAGAAGTATCAAATAGAGGATCCATGTATGCAGATGATAAAGTCACCATGCGCATATTGACGATTCAACTTAATTTAATAACAAAGCAAAAGAACCTCGAGTTAGAAGAAAGGCTCGAGGTATCTTTATATTATGGTGGTTATGAGTTTCAAATGATCACAGAATATCAAAATGAAGACGGTTCAATAAACCGTGTATATGAAATCAAATTGGAGGTTTTATAACAATGAGTAATAAAGTAACATTTGGTTTAACCAATGTGCATTATGCACTAGCAACACAAACAGAAGATGGTAGTTGGACTTTTGGAGTACCTAAACGATTAGAAGGTGCACAAGAAATTACAACGGAAGCAATCGGCGGTAGCTCACAAGTTTATGCAGATGATAAAGTGATTAAGACACTTGTATCAAATTCAGGGTCTAACGTAACACTTAAGTTCACTGAAATTGATGAAGCATTTAAAAAAGATATCTTTGGTTTCTTAGAAGATACCAATGGGAACTTAATAGAAATTGTGAATACTGAGACAAAAACATTCGCATTAGGTTATGAAATTCAAGGTGACATGAAAGCTAGACGTATTTGGTATTTCTTATGTACAGCATCGCCTTCAGGTGACTCAAGTAAAACAAAATCAGATTCTATTGAAGCTAACTCAATTGAACTTAATATTACAGCTAGACCTATTGAAGCAGGAAACAATCTTATCTTAAGAGCAATCGCAGGTGCAACGGATACAAATTATGCAACATTTCTAACCACTGCACCAACGCTTCCAACATTCTTATAAGGAGTAGCCAATGGAAAAAACACTTAATTTAGGTGATAAAGACTATCGCCTGCATTCATCATTATTTACGATTATTGATTACCGTAATGTATTTTCAACAGAACTATTTAGTGATATTAAAAAGCTAGAAAAGACCGGTAAAAAAGAAGAAGACTTATCGACAGTGATTGATACGATCTTTAGAATCATCTATGTGCTTCATAGACCTTTTAGCAAACAATCATATAACGACTTTTTAATGTCGCTTGATTTTGGTTTATTAAGTAACCAGGATGAGTTACAAAATCTAACAAATATGATAGGTGAAATGCTCGGGACATTTCAGAAAAGCACACCCACACCCAGTAAATCAAAATAGTATTGAAGAAAAAGACATCACAGCTAATATCATATTTAATCTTGCACACCTTGGATTATCCATTGAAGATACAAAATCATTTGATTTAGAAACATACTTTTCAATCGTAGAACTAGAGAAAAATGTTATTAGTGGCAATAAATCAACTAAAAGAGCAACACAACATGATATCGATAACTTTCTCATATAGTATGTTATAATTATTATATGAGGTGACTATTATGCAAAAAACAAAACCATGTCCAAAATGTAATGTGAATGGCGAACTGGTAAGTAATGTTACAGTTAAAAGCTTAACTAACATAGAATCGATAGAGGTTAATCAAGATTATTATTTATGTTTAAACCCAACATGTGCTGTGGCTTATTTTTCTGGTGAAGAAAATATGATAATGCAAACTGATGTTAAAGTTCCGATTTGGTACAAGGAAGATGCTGATCCAAAATATATTTGCTATTGTAGTAAAGTAGAAAAAGCTGAAATTGTTGATGCGATAGTGAATAAAGAGTGTGATACAGTAGGAAAGGTTGTAAAAAATACAAACGCGATGAAAAACAGTGATTGTGTTCACAAAAGTCCTACTGGTAAATGTTGTAGTAGACAAATAAACGATTTAATAAATGATTATAATAATTAAAATGTTCTTTATAATAACACATCAAATCTGATGTGTTTTTTTATGCATTGGAGGTGGAAACATCGCAGAAACAGTAAAAGGACTTAATATCAAACTTAGCCTTGATGGTAGAGATTTAGAAAATGAGCTTAAAGACATTAAAAAAGATCTCAAAGAACAAAATAAAGATCTAAAAGCTATTAATGCTAATCTAAGATATGATAGTTCTAATCTTGATTTATGGAAATCAAAACAAGATAAATTAAATAGTATTTTACAAACAACCAAGAAAAGATTAGATACACAAAATCTAGAATTAGAAAAAGCTAAAAAAGCAGTTCAGATTGGTGATATGAGTCAAGATGAGTTTAATAAGCTCAAGCGTAATGTCCAATATACAGAAGCTGAACTCGGAAAACTGAATGGCCAACTAAGTAATACAAACAATAAAATTAAAGAATTAAGTAACGCCAAGTTTGATAAGATTGGTAAACTTGGTTCAACACTAACAAAATCTGTAACGGTTCCTATCTTAGGAGCCGTTTCTGCTTTAACTGCCTTTTCGATAAAGACAGCTTATACTGCAGATGAAATTGGTGATACTGCCGAAAAAATTGGTTTATCAGCTGAAGCCTTTCAAGAGTGGAATCACACCGCAACTATCTTAGGTGTCTCAACAGAAAGAATGGAACGGGCTTTTGTTAAGGTTAATGGTATCTTAGGTGATATCGCAACTGGTAATGGTGATAAGTTTGCGGATAGTCTAGCTTTAATTGGACTGACAGTTGATGACTTAAAAGGTAAAAACACTGATGAAGCATTCTTATTGATTAGAGATGCTTTAAGTAAAGTCGAAGATGAGACTATAAGAGTTGGTGTGGCCAATGATTTATTAAGTGAAAGAGTCGCAGCTGACATTATTCCGGTTTTATCTAAAGAAGCAGAAGTCATTGATGGTTTAAGACAAGAAGCAAGAGAACTTGGTATTGTGACTAATGAACAAGCTGCTCAAGCTGGTGAGTTCACAGATGCCCTAGATAGAACCAAACAAGCATTATCTAGTCTTGCAGTTGATATCGCAAGCACACTTATGCCTGTGATTCAAAACTTAATCATCAAAGTTAGAGATGAAATGATACCTGTAGTCAAAGACTGGATTACAAGATGGAATAGTCTAGATTCAGATACAAAGAAAATGATCGCAACCCTTATAGGTGTAGTTGCGGCTATTGGTCCAGTACTTTCTATTGTCGGTAAGGTTGGACCACTTTTAAATATTGTGGCCATGACGCTTAAAGGTGTTGGTTCTGCCGGTCTTTTTGCGGGTGCAGGTATAAACTTTGCGACTCTTGGTATAGGCGCGCTTATCGCCATTTTAGCCCTTGCTTTATTTCAAAGTGAAGAGTTCAGAGCCCTGCTTGATAGACTTATGGAAACATTCATGTTGTTGCTTCCTCCGATCATGATGATTGTTGATGTGCTCCTTACTGCGTTACAACCAATCCTTGATGTCATTATCGATTTAGTTGTCATGCTCGTGGATATATTAGTACCCATATTAGATGTCTTACTCATGCCACTGATTATGCAAGTCGGCATGTTTGCTGAGATATTAGAAGCCCTGGCACCTTTGATTACTACCTTAGGTCAAGTCTTACAAGCAATATTGGTGCCTGCTATTAAAGTCTTAAAGACAGTACTTGATCCTATTTTAAAAGTGGTTCAAAAAATTATCGAGTTTATTCAAAAAATCTTTGAATGGATTGGAGAGTTACCTAAAAAGATTGGAGACTTTGGTGGCAAGGTAAAAAATGTCTTTGGTAGTGTTACAGAAGGGATTAGTAACATTGCAACCCACGTCACTGAAGGTATTAGTGACTTTGCAGGTAAAGCTGCAGATAAAGTAGGTGGGTTTTTTGGTAAGGTCGGAGGTTTCTTTAGTGATACATTTAACCTAAAAGGCTCTAGCCAAGTTACGAATAGTACAAACAACACTTCAAGTACTGCAAATACAAACCATATAACAATCAATACAACCTCACCAACGTTTGATATTGATTCTATCAATCAAGCCTTAGGAGGTAG